GGAATAACCAATAAGAAATTCTTGCCAATTAAAATAGAAGGCTGAACCTTATTCGTCATTTCTGATTCGGAACTAATCTCCCCCCGGTAGGAGGAGTTCATTCTGAAAAAGATCAGAGTAAGGCCCGTATGGTTATTATAATACGGGGACCACCTTCTACCGTGTACCCTTCCACACGCTTTAACATGCTTGGGGTTTGGGAGAAACAGGTAAGTATACAGTTATTTGCCCACTGTCATGGTGACAGTGCCAAGAGCAACGATGTTTGCTTGAGTAGCAACATCATCAATGTTGGCAGGCTTTGCAAATTCAATGCTGGTAACTCCTCCAGTCAAAAACAACGTACAATCGGTCAATTTCTGAACGACTGTAGAAGTGTCTAATAAAACAATATTAAACGACTCCACAGATGGATTAACTATGAAATAGTTCTCATCTGACGTTGGTAGTGCTGGAGTAGAAGTTACGGGTTTATAACTAATACGATTCGTTGGAACATCTGCGTTGGTGTTAACACCAGAAAAATTGATTGAAACAGGTGTTCCAGTAGGGAAAGTAGAGATAGAAGCCACATTGCGTATGTCACACATAGGCGGTGGCCCTATCATAAAGAAAAAGTTGAAATCATCACCAGCAGCCTCATACACAGGCGAAGCTTGAGTGGTACCACCAAACGTCGCGCGATTTCGACATCTGATGTTGGTTCTAACATCTCCTAAAAGAGGAGTTTGATTAGAATCAACAACATCACATCGAATAGCACGATAGTAAGGAGTACGAACTTCAAAAGCGTTTGAAACTTGCTGACTCTGTTGAAAGAGAGGTTGTCCATAAGATAGTGTTTCAGAAGAAACAACTTGGGCAACTGTGTTTTCATCAAAGGAAAGATATGAATCTGCTATCACTCCAGGGGTGAATGGTATAACCTTCAATTGGGAAGATCCATTGTAGAATCTATAAAGAAAAGAAGCCATATACCAGGGAGTAGGGAGAATTCTATCGGTAAAATTTTCACGGGACATAACGCGCGCACCACTGTTTGAATCTTCAGTCATGTGCCTAGTACGAAGACCGATATAGTTGGTGGATTGCGAAAGATTCGCAAACCAACCATATCGCTTCATAAAAGCACGCAAAGACTTGAAGTATTCACCAGTGGTTTGAGCAGTTACATCCTGAGTAGTATGGGATGGGACTAAAAGATTTTCATCTTCAGGAATAAAAACGGTTCCAATATCTGATTGGGCATAACGAGATTGAAATCCTGGTGCCAGGTTCATCACAGGCCTTGCGATCTGGTAATCCTCTCCACCACTGTGAGCTATATAAAAAGTTATAGAGTTCGCAACAGTGGGAGGATGTGACAGATCAACAAGGGAGTAAATAGCCAAGCACCCGGTTTTCGTATCTAATGTTGTAGCATCGGGTCCGGGATTATCTGTATTTGAAGTTCTTTTATATGTTTCACGCCATCCAGTATTGCTAATGAATGGGACAGACACACGAAATGTGGTTCTGCCCATTTCGTCTTGTCTATCCTTAAGATTACAGACGACGTTATAATTTGTGTTCAAAAGCTCACCAAGGGTAGCCGGTACATCGGCTAGATTAGTTTCGGGTAGGAAAACTACCGCGAATCTACCTTGATGGTAAGGTGTCTTCACTACCATAATATCATAATTGATGGTTCCACGCCAAAGCGTGCCCATCATGCTTGCATACGCAAAGCTTCCGAGATAAAGAGTTTGACTATCTTCGGTGTTTTTGTATTGATATTCTGATAGTGGAGAAACCTCCCATTTGGTGATGAGCTTCCGAGCAGAAAATATGCTGACACTAGCTGACTGAGCGTGGAAAAAGTTAGGTCGGCCAAATATATATTCAAAACTCATTTCATCTTTATATTCAGGAATAAAAGATGAACCGTCTATACCGTTATCTTGCAATAAAGCTAGAGTGGTAGCATCATCATTTCCTTCGGAGTGAATTAAAGTTTGATTTGGTTTAAGTACAGCTTTACATTGTGGTGCAATAGATGTGGGCTTAGACCAACCAAAAGTCGCAGCTGTTTTACCAACAGCACGAGAAACCCAAGCGACAGTAGAGGCGATACTACCAATAACTGGTATTCCAGAAAGAACATCAGCCACAGTAGATACACCACTAGCTATCTTCGATACGGGACCAGTAGCTTCGACTTCACCAGTGTCTGACGAAGCAGCTGGTTGCACATCTGATTGGGCAACTCGATAACCTTTGGAGGTCAATCGTTTAATTTCATGTTGATCTCTAGCAAGGGAAATTACATCATTCTGAGTTGGGACAAAGAAGCGTGGATTTACAAAGCGAGCAAAAACGGTATACTTAGCTGTTTCAGCAGCATTGGGTCCTAAAAGAGTTGAAAATACATACAGGAAAACTGATCCAAATTGATTATCAGAGTTTCCTAGGTCAAAAAGGTCATATATATTTGCATAGGGACAAATTAGTTTGAGAGAGTTGCCTTCCTCAATACTAACTATTTTATAAGGGCAGGAGGTCTGAGAGGCGAGGTAACGAGTACCTTTACGTCTGAAGTCTCCAGTTTGATTATAATAAGGGTTATAAACTAACATTAAAGCACCTTGCAAAAATGGTTGAGCATTGATTTTGACTTCTATCTCAATATCAGCTTTTAAGTACTGATAATTCTTTAATTTATCTACTACTAAGGGGGAATTAGCGAAAATATCCTGGGGAAAATTAAACTGTTGTAAATAATTTTGTGTATCTGCGTCATAGTCAGAAGGAGTCAATTGAACGGAAATATCTGCATCAGATGTTTTCCATTCAAAAGTTCCAAGATTGACAGGACGCTGCAATATACTCATTATTTCATGTCGGGTGGTGTCGTTCAAAGCCATCTGAATAGTATCAGACGGCATTGGAACGGCCTCAGCGGACATTTGTACATCAGTCAGCAATTGACCTCGGGTAGAATCGACTTTCGTATTTTGGTCGTGGTCATACGAAACGGAACCACTTGAATTATTTTGATAACTAGTAGTCATGTAATACGACAGGGGTAGATGACTATTCACCCTGAAGTCGGGAGCTGTATCACCAGAGCACAGCAACACTCTATGGGCAAAGAAATAGCAAAGATAGAAAAGTATCCCGTTTGTATTTTCAATCTCAGATCACATTTCTTTGGGAGTTAGTAAAGAGGAACATATTCTGTTCGAGCATACAGATCGCGGTTGTATCTGTACACCTCCATCTGCTCGTAATATGTAGGCACAACAATGTTGTGTCCAATATTAGCGAGTTCCTCTCGAATACGATTACTCCAGTACTCGTATTCTGCTTGCGGATGGAGAGCGAGTTCCATTATAGCTTGTTCACAATTCTCAATGGTAGCCGAGATGCGCGCTTTTCCTTTGATCCAATTTGTTATTTCAAGAACACTTTCTATATCCATAGGGGCTAGAAATGTTCCATCAGGTTGAATAACAAATTTTCTCTTAAGAAAAGCTACATCTTCCAAAGGCTTCCACGGGAGAATGTTTCCGGTTTTCGTTTCGTCCGTATATGTCAATCCAAAGGAAGCAAGTGCTTTAGTCAAAGTGAGTTGATTAAACCAGTCGAGTATTTCTACACTAACTGATTTTATATCGTCATCACCATAAATGATTTCAGCAACATGCTTTCTATAATCACATATAGCGGGTAGTCCTTGTTCCTTTTTGAGAATCAGATAAGCGATTCTCATAACTATTCCATTAAATAACGAATTGATAATAACAGTGAGAGGATTCCCTGATGGTTGGGAGTGAGTCTTACGTATCACTTCCCCACGCACCAGGATGTCCGCGTTGCAAATGTGTTCCCACAAAGCAGCACGTACCATCTGGGACTCCTCATCATCATCATACCATTCGTTAATCTTTTCCATTATCTTAACTAAAATTTGCATCAAAAGAGAACCATCAAAGTTGGAGAAATCTCCAGCTATCATTTGATTTCCTTTTGATTGCAAATGGTGAGCGAGTTTAGTCCATTCAAGGGAATAAGGGTTGATTCCGACAGCAACGCCGTTGTCAATCCTATTCCGCATAACATGAGCAGCAAAATCTAAATAATATTGTCTAATAGCTATAACCAAGTGTTGGGGGCATGCTTCAAAAACGCGAGTTTTTCCAGCATCCACCTTCGCAATTGGTCGTTTTTCATCTTTAAGAGTTGCAATAGAAATTGCATTTCCTCTTATTCCTTGTTTTGAGTCTAATATTAAATTTTCAACATCTTGTTTGAGTTCGGGATTGTCTACAATGTAGTCTTCTCCGTCACCCAACCAAGCTGTTTTACCTTTAGATTTATTATTCAAATTGTACGGGTATCCAGGTGAGGTAGTTCGATTGATTGGTCGTTTATAGGGATCATCTGTTACACCCAAAATTGCTTCTTCATATGTATGAACAATGCCTTTACCAAATTGAGGCTTTCCAAGTCCTTGGAAAACATCATTGGCAGCAGCATCAAGCAAATTTGGATCAACAAATGTTTGAACTCCCATAATTTTCTTAATTCCTTTAAGCATTGGATCTACTAATCCTTCTTCGGTCTTGATAGACCTAAGATGAGCAGGTTTAGCAATATGCTTTTGGATTTTATCGAAAACTAGGGAGGGGCCTAATTGAGTTTCAGAGGGATAACTAGGGGAAGGGGCTATTCCAATATTTAAACAGTCTCCAACATCCAACAGTGATACTTGGCAAGAAGTGTCAACCCACGCTTGAGAGTAAGGTAATCGTCCATCTATTAAATAAGATTTCGGAATACCAAATTTCTCGACGTGGGCCTGCAACGCTTCCTCCAAGAACTGTCGGGTTGTCAGAGCTCCTAAAGCTAAAACGCCGGTACCACCAGCAACATGGAAACCAATAAGTTTCGTGTGTATTAATTTGTTCGAAATAGATAACAAAGCTCCACACATTCCACTTATCGTTTCTAAATCATAATCAATATGATTTCCAATTTTAATAGGGCAAACACATGCATTGGGATTCTTGGGGCATTCATTAGTCTTATGCAAATAATATTGAGTTGTTTTGGTAGACACAGTAAAAGAAGAAGGGTACTTCTCCTGAACTATAGTCTTACCACCGATTTCATAAAAACCAGAAAAGGTTAGATCACCTTCTTTCAACAAATCAATATTCTTTGCATCAATAAATTTAGATAAAATCTTTGGTCTATTAGGTACTACAGGGGGAAAAGAAACCAAGGCCAAATCCACAGGCATACCATCCATTTGGAAGGTTTGCGAGATTTGACATTGATTTATAGGTACTTTAATAGCGGCTTCAACTGAATATGGGTTACGGATCACAATGTATTCAATGGGGTACTTATGTGGTGGATTCAAAACGGTATGTGCAGTAGTAATCATAGTGCGTCCAACTAGGAACACTCCATTACTTCTACTACACGCACCAGTCTTATCCACTGCCTGTACCCAGACTGAATTATGCAATAAAACTTGTGTCGTCTGTTCAATCTGTACTCTATCACGTTGTGCGTATTTACGAGCACCAATATGCATCTCTGTCTTACACTCTACGTATCCTCTTTCGAAGAAACTTTGAGCCGATCGTCTTTGTGCAAAGGATCGTTGTTTAACAGGTGCAGGTTGGTGTTCATAAACACGTTGGGCATAATTTCGGGGTTTGGGGACTTGTGGTTGGGAATCGTATACTCGTTGTGCATAAATACAATCATCACGAGCATAACGACCCCACAAGTCTTGGGCATATTCTATTACTTCAACTTCATCTTTCAAATCAATTTTGTCTAATTCTAAACTATCACAAATTTCACAACCAGCCAAACATAAGGAGTCAAACATTCTAATCAAATATTCATAAGATTGGTTACTATCATCCTGATTGGCATAGCGCAAAATGGGACATTTTCTTTGAGCGCGTCTCTTAGGTTTTTCTCTACGTAATTTTTCTCTAATATCTTCCAGGCATTCTCTATCAATTCCGAGTTTAAGCAAATCATTGCGAACAGATTTGATTCCTGTTTGGTCAAGAAAATGATCAAGCATGTTACCAGTCTTGGGGTAATCAATGATATCGCACGCTTTACACTTGCCACACGGTACAGTAGCATTAGTGGGCGAACGATTAAATTGACACCAAGAGTCCATATAGTCAGAGGGTTTTCTACGAAAAACTCCAGTGTACCAAATACCAAATACGGTAAGAGCTGTTGAGCAAATACCAGTTAATAATTTGGAGGTTGGTACACTAGGGAGATAGGATATTACTTGTTGGGCAGCAGAGGAGAAAAATGATAGGATAAACTGAGCTACAGAGAGCAACTTATTTTTAGTAAAACTAATACATTCACGAACACGACTCCACAAGCCAATCAAACGAGATTGGCAGTAGAGTCTACTTTCTTCAAACATATCTCTTAATTTATTCAAACGTTCACGAACATTGAATAAATGAGTGATAGTTCCAAAGAAAGAATCTTCTTCAGCATCTACAAACTTTTCAGCAGTTTCAACTTCAAACGTCTCTTCTGCAGCAACAGTCTCTATAAATTTCTCGGGGTTAAAAATTTTGTCGAATTGGTCCATTATTTGTTGTTCAGTAGCGGGAATTTCGGGTGTTTCAATACCAGCCTCGGTTCTAATAGCATTAGCAAGGCTCGCACTTTCACATTTTCTACGGTTATTTTCTTCTACAAAGTATTGCCAAAATTGTTCAAATGTTAAATTTTTCTTATCTGGAAGATAAGCAATTTCGGCATTACCTGTTTGTTTATTATGGGAAACTTTATAACATGTAAATCTATAATGTTCAACTGTCAGTGGGGGTACATCATTCACGTCAATTCCTTTACACTTAGCAACTGTTTCTTTGTCAAAGGTATAGTAAGCACAGCCATGCTCATCTTTACCTATTGGGATTCCATATGCAGGGTCAATTGAGACTTCCGCCCACACATGGAATCGTCTAAAAACAGCGCCAGGGTCAACTAAAGATTTAATTTCGGGGTATTTTTGATTTGAGGAAGCTATAATATATTCAGATGTGAAATTTGTCACACCTTTTGATTTCAGCTCAGCCATTTTTAAAGGAAACTGAGCAGTATTAACCATATATTCTAATTCTTCATATTCTTCTACGGGTTTCTGTTGTGAGTCTTTTACATTACCAAAATCATCTAATACAACTATAGGTTGTCCAGTGTATCCTTCCCAGTATTCGTTTTTGGCTCTACGGGGAAAGGCACTCGATTCATATTTAATTCCTTGTTCTTTCAAATACTTCCTAAAAATACGGGCTTTCAAGACTTCCGTTGCAACGCTTTTGCCGACACCAGGGTGTCCAAACAAATACATTGCAACAGGTTGGGTTCGAATAGTATGACATCTAGCAGGGCTATGAGTAGCCCATTCATTTTGTTCCTTAATACGTCGTTGTAAACTAGTGACAAGATGAACATTTGATCTAGAATTCATCTTTGAGGCTTGGTAGTGATATTCATTCAATTGATAATTTACAGTTAATACTTGATTAGCAATAGCAGCAGATGAGTCTATTAAAGGTTTTTCAAATTTTTCAATTAATTGGACAGCAGCATATAGATTCTCTAATTGAGGAAAATTTTGCATAAATTGGTATTCTTCAGTAGTTAATCCATATACTGTCGTATAATAAATTTCAGATAAATAATCAAAAATCCATGTAAACATGTCTTTCAAGGCTCGAAAACCCTGAGAGGCACGTCCAATATTTGAAAAATGTTTGGTCATATCAGCGGGAGAGGGGATGATACCAGTACATAAAAGTGTAAAGGTACCACATAAAAATGAGAGGAAACCAGCAAATGGTAAAAGTTGAGGGGAATTCTTTGCAGTTTCTAACATATCGGAAACTAACGATTGTCCAACACGTTCAGTTGTTTCATCGTCAGTAAAAGATACATCAGATCCAGAAAAAGAGGGAATTAAATTCATTAAACCTTCAATAGTCACACCTAGTTGTCTTGCTAAATTAGTACAATGTAGTGAAACTAAAAATAGTTGTCTTTCTTTTAAGTGATTAGCAATAGCAACTAGAGAAACTAATATTCCAATTAAATCGTATTCCTTGGGTACTTTAAACAAATCCTTAATCTCGTCGGAAGCACTAGTTAAATTTTTAAGTGCTCCTTGTAACATATCTATAGTGGGGTTTAATCTATCTACAGCAGCGGATAACTTCGATCCATTAACAATAGCAGCAGCGGCAGTTCCGGCTCCAGGGAGAACTGTGTTAGCAGCAACATACGTTGTCGCTTTCACAGTTTCAGCAAGAGCAGTGGGTGATGAATATAAAGCACTAGCATCATCCTTTAGTTTTGAAAAAGTTTCAGAAACTAAAGTCTGAGCATGTCGTACTTTACGATCAGCCATTTGTTCTCGTTGTTTCTTGCGGTCACGTTTTTCTAATTCTAATTGTCGTTGGAGAAAATTACTTTGCTTTTCTTGAGATTTCTTTAATTTACTAATTTGTTTCTTCATTTCGTTAATCTGTAATCTATGTCTTTCCTCTAAAGTTAATTCTTTCGAGTGAGTGGGACCAGGATTGGTCTCGACATCACCAGAAAGAAGCAACTTTAAATCTTGATAATCAACATCTATAGCATAAGATTGTCCGGGAGTATTAGTACAAATTTCTTTATATCGGGTACACGATTCATCTTTTGTAATGGTAAATTCTTTAAATATAATTTCAACATAAAAGCAGTCACAGTCAGGAAATAAACAATTCTTATATTTTTGTATTGAAAGGGGTAAACCATCATAGGACATTAAACGCAAAAAGCATTTAATTTCATCCCATTCAATACAAATATCAGCATTGTTTAAAAATTCATTTCGTATGGTCAATAATTTTCCTATTATCTCATTAGTCCATTGTTCTTCATAATTATCTACAATTAACATAAGGTCGTAATATCTATCTTTAAGACCACTATCAACTAATGAATCCTTGGGTTGGAAAAATTTTTCTAGATAGGTCTTAAGAGCTAAAGTCTGTAAATTTGTTTCATATTTATCAAAAGTATATATAAAGTTCTCAATATTACATATAGCAGCACATGCGGCTATCGAGCAAACGTTATATATCTTTCTTTCTTTGCGAGTAAATTTTCCGGTTTTCTTCATTGGGAATGTCGTATAGTACGACGACAAGTCATATTCTTTGTATAGTTCAGTCATGTTCATTTCAGTGTTTTTAAGCGAAAAATTGGTCATGTTATATGGGGTGCGGCTTTCGATTGGACATAGCGTTTTCCGGTAATTCCACCCTTTGCAGGGAGTGACCTTAAACGGCTAGCGAGTATCTAAAATAAATTCAGTGTAGCGCAGTGGACGAAATCTGCCATGCGTTCGAAAACATCAGTCCAGTCATGAAGAGTTATTCAAAGCTACTTTGTTCATGCCTAACTACACATCCAATATTCTAAAGTCAACTAACCGCCATGGGTTCTAGCCATGGTGCCTACCTCCACAGAAATGGAGTTCCAAAATAATCACCTAGTAAAGCGCCAACGGTCGGTGTCGAATCCGCCGTGTGTTTCTTCAAGAGGAGATCGCATCCTACTGGATTACCAGCATTTAAAGTAAAAGATAGAAATGAAACACGAATGCTTCAAACTTAAATTAAACTTAAAAATAAAACTTAAAACTAAATACAACTTTCCAAAATTGCTCAAAAGTATATATCAATCAACGCTTGCATCTGATATATAGATTTGAATACAAAATGGAAAGAGGTTAAATATTACACAGCTCGAAAATTGAGAGCAATCAAATTCTACTACGATTTCACATACTTGTTCTGCATGGGGACAGCCATGGGTACACCAAGATTTACAGCCATCGTAGTGGGAATATGATTGCGCAGG